TTATGGATTATTTTGATACAAAATCGCCTTACCTCTTAAAATCTCTCCACCGGAACCCCAATTGTCACCACTATGTAATATAGCGGCATCCCAGCGTTCACAAGTACTATTCATGCCATATTTTTCGGCTAATTCTAAACCATCCATGTTATCGCCAGCCTCCCCATGCGTCATGACACGCTGAAGATCAATGGTCAAATCTAAGGCATATGCTAATACACTAACTACCTGCGCCATAACTTCAATTTGTGCGGTTGTAGGCGGTTCGGGTCCTAAATCATTCGTAGTAGCACCGGCACAGCAAGCTAAAGCAATCCCTACAGCCCCGGTATTTCTATGCCAGGTATGCGCTAATACAGTACTTAAATCTTCAGTGCTAATGTAAATACTACCCTCTTGATCAATATTGATATGGTAGTCATCAAAAAATTGTCCATAATGTCCAGCCGACCAATGAAGGTATAGTTTTATATCACGTTCTAGACTGTGTGCCGCTTGCCAAAGCGACTCTTTGCTATTTAAAGCAAGCTGTCTTAATTCTTCTAGTGTTACTTTTCTCAACTCTAATTCCTCCTCTCTATTTATGTAACACCCCATAAACTGCTATTACGGTAGTCGATAACCACTCCAGTCAACTGATCACTAAAATCGTCTATTGGCAAAATGTTTTTCTTAGCATAAATTACCTCAAAATAAAATAGAGCCCCTAGGCTCTTACTTGTTACAATTTCCCTTGCAGACTTGTACTGGAAAACTTAAGTTTTAAATATTTATGAAACATTTCGATGTTATAAATCATAGCTTCATATTCGGCAAATTCTGTTATTATACGATTTAAAAACTTAACGCAAAAATCTTTTCGTGCAACAGGGTTACTTTTTAATGTATCTTTATACATCCAAATGTGTGAAAATCTCTTTTGCCTTCTGGCATTTTTCAATTCCATGAACGGCTTTATTTCTATACCTATTTTTTTTGCACACATAGAAAACAATCTTTGATCTGTAAATATTGAATATATTACTCTTATCTCTGTAGGTGTCCATTCTTTTGGTGGATTTATATTTTGAATAAACCTTATCACTTCATTCAAATAATAATCTACGAATTCTTTGTCGTTAAAAAATGTAAAACCTGTATTAAATGGCAACAGAACCCAATCCCATTCAGAATCAAAATTATATTCTGGTTTCATGTGTTTTTGCATTTTATTTTTGTCAAAATAGAAACCTGCCAGAGGTTCGGTGTGAATGGCAACCAATTCGTTTTCCCACCATATATCTTCAATTGTTTCCCATACCAAAAAATCTGTGTCCATCATTACATATGGTAATTGTTGTGTTTTTAATGCTAACACCTTCCCAATCGACCAAAAAGCACTATGATCAATATACGATTCTTGATTAAATTGTTCCAAAGAAGTATCTACTCCTAAATCCCATATAGACGTTATACCCAATTTTTTATAATATTCTAAACCGATATTATCTGTTATCATCCTTATACTACCATTAAATTTTCTCCACTTTAAAGCAGATAATATCGTTGTTATAACATCATAATCTTCCATTTTATATTCTACATCCAAGCCATTTTTTACATAAAACGGCTTAGTCCAATTCGTGTGATTAGCGATCATACTATATCACCATCTTTCAAATATACATGAAACATTTCGATATTATAAATCATATCTTTATATTCTGGAAACTCGGTTATTGCACGATTTAAAAACTTAATACAAAAATATTTTCTTGCAACCGGATTCATCCTTAATACATTTTTATATGTCCAAATATGCGTAAATCTCTTTTGCTCTTTAGCTTTTTCCAATTCCATAAATCCTTTTATTTCTATTCCTTTTTTCTTAGCACACATCGCTACAAAATATTGGTCAGCAAAAGAAGTACATAAATTTTTTTTATTATCTGATTCTACATTTTCCATAAATTTAATAACTTCATCTAAATAATAATTAACGAACCCTTTATCATTAAAGAAAACAAATCCAGCATTAAACGGCGTAATATTCCAATCCAATTGCGGATCAAATACATAGCCTTGTTTCATGTTGAAATGTTCTTTAGAGAAAACAGCAGGTTCAGCATGAATAGCAGCTAATTTATTACTCCACCATTCCTCTTCGATTTTTTCCCATACTATAAAATCAGTGTCCATTATGACAGATGGCAATGGTTGATTTCTTAATGCGTATATTTTACCAACAGACCAAAATAAATCTTGATTTATTCTTATACTTTCCAAAGAAGTATCTACGCCCAAATCCCATATATCCGTTATACCCAATTTCTTATAATGTTCTAACCCCATATTATCCGTTACCATTCTTATACTACCATTATATTGTCGCCATTTTAAAGCGGATAATATAGTTGTTATAACATCATAATCTTCTATTTTATATTCTGCATTCAAACCTTTTTTTGTATAAAACGGTTTAGTCCAATTACTATGAATAGCTAGCATGTCAACTCCTCCTTAATAATAATAGCGTATTGTTAAGTTAAATGAAAATTGAGGCATCGGGCCTCTCAATGGTACAATGTTTCTCCCAATAGTGAAACTTCACCATCGGAAGAAACATTTCCAATAGAAACTTTTGTATCTGTATTTTTTATCCAAATTTCATTCTATTTTTTATATAAAACTACTTAGTCCAATTACTATGAATAGCTATCATATCAATTTTCTTTAATAATAATAACTATCTTGATACATTGCACGAATTAAATGTAAAAGCGACTCATTAGATAATTCTTCTAATGGAACTTCTTCTGGTTCTTTAATTGGTTCTTTCGATGGTAAAAGCTTACCATCGGAGTAAACATCTCCAATAGAAACTATTGGAGATGCATCTTTTTCTAGCCAAATTTCATTTCTATTTTTTAAATCTTCTTCACAAGGCTTAATACTAGACGTACTTACAACTTTATTATCTTTTAGTATAATAAACATTTTATCATCTCCAAATTATTATTTTGCAGCATATAACTTATAATTAGCGGTTCCATAATATCGTTTTGTGCTTGTTGAACTATAACTACCATTTTGACTTGTAGTTGTAACATCTATATAGCAACTTACTTGACCACCAGAATAATCATAACTATAAACATTAGGAGTATAACCATTAGCACTTCCAGATACAGGGGTTAAATCAACTCTATAGATTTGATTTCTTGTATACCCACTTGGCACAGGAATAATTTGACCATGACCAATTGCACCTGTTGCAGTAATAGCAGCTGCTTCTCCAAATATTTGAAGAATATGACCGTCAAAAGAAGCACTATATTGTTTATTAATACTAGCTAAATTAACAACCGTTTTGCCATTAAGCATATTTGCGTTTCCAGCAGTATCAGCATAATTCACCCTAAAATTACTTGGATTATATACATACATATTGCCAAAATCATTTCCACCCCACAGCCAAGTTGGTTGACCACCTTGGCCATTCCAATGAAATTCCATATTACCACTATCATTTGCTACACTACCACATGAAGTAGCCGTCGCCGCATTACCTGTTATATCAACAGCCTCAGTAGTGGGACTTGCCCCAGCTATTACCCTGCCTTGGGCATCAACGGTAACGCTCCGATAGGTTCCTGCAGCTACACCGGTAGGTTTAAGAGCTAGCTCAGCGTTAGCCGCGGCTGATCCATCTACAGACATAGCACCTGTGGCATCGCCGGTGAAACTTAAGGTCCTGGCAGTCGCCCACTTAGTAGCCGTAGCTGCATTACCGGAGCAAGTGGCGGCCGTAGCAGCCGAAGGTACTGTCCCTGATACGGCAATTGTTACAGCATCATTTGTGGCATCCGGGGTAAGCGCAATGTTTGCTCCCGCCGTTAACGTCAATGTGTCTGTCGCCAAATCTGCCTGAATGTTTGTATCGCCTACCATCAGATTACCAAAAGAATTTTGGTTAACTTGAGCGCCAGCAGCTATGCCGTCCAGCTTAGTTTTATCGGCAGCACTCATAAATCCAGCGGTTGAGGCTGTAGTCGTCGAATGACTATGACTCGCTGTAGCAAAATCACTTGCCTCATACCCATCTAATAGGTCGGCGTTTAAATTTTTATTTACGATTCCATTTGATTCTGGAATATTGCCACTAACGTTCCCCACCGACAAGCCAGCCAATGTTCCCGCATTGACGATTTGATCGTCTTTTAATGCCCTTAGATTTTCGCGAATATCCGCTGGACCTGCCGCGATATATTCATCATCCATAGGTAGTTTGCTATTGTATGACATATAATCACCCCTCAAATTATTTAATATCCTTTAACTCGTAAATCTACCATTCCACCAACATCATTACTTAAAGAGTCTTTCACCTTAAGTGTTACACTGGATTTCGTTTTCGATATTAGCTGTGCATATAAGTTCTCACCTATCGCTGTTGGCGTAACCACCGGAATCGCATAAAATATCTGTCCATAGTTAATTACAGTCCCACCAGGAGCTACAGTAGCCGTTAAGCTCAAATCCATGTCTGGCACATCCACCGAAATGGTAAAATGGTTCACCTCCGGCGTTTTAGTCGTATCCGTCGTAGCCAAGATAGCCCGGAACTCCAAATAGCGGAAGGTTGTCTGCACAGCCTTAAAGTCCTTCCAATCATTAAACGTGCTGCCATCTAGGCTTGACCTATATTCGAGCCTTACCGATGTACCAGAAGTAAAAAGCTCTGTTGAAACAAAATAAACCGTTATATTGGCAGTAATAATCCGACTAATGTCGATCTGCTCACAGGTATACGTGCCGGAAGAATAATAGTCTGAACCATTCATCGCTAATTTTAGAACACTTGCTCCACCAATTTCGCTAAATTTTGTCGCTCTATAATCGCTGAATTTCCCGCCTAGATTGCTGAATTTATACTGCGATGTGCCAAGAACCGTATTATTGTGCGTTCCAGACCCAAGAGAAAGTTCATCAAAAGATTCAATTACATTCCTTGGCGGTAAATCATCTACTATTAAATAAGCACTCTCTGCTGAAGAACTGTAGAACCCGCTTCGATTAATTGCCTTAATGTGATACTGGTATTTTCTTTCAGTATCAACAATATACTTATAGTTTATTGTTGTCTGCCCTGTCACCACCAATGAACCCGTACTAAAGCTTGACCCTTCCCGAATTTCATAACTTACCACGTCAGCCTCTGCCGACTTATCCCAGTACAATTCTACATACTCACCATTTTGGTATACGCAGAAATTTGAAACCGTAGACGGTTCCACAGTACAATGCAGCGTTGACGCAGTTTCATCGGAGTAAAACCCGGCTACATTCATTGCTTTTACAAGTATTTTTATCGACCCACTGGCGCTCAAATTGTATGTGCAGCTTCTTTCTTGGGTCGTTATAATTTGAGTTGCTTCATCCCATGAGGAGCCTACTCGCACGTCATAGTAGGCTAGATCACTCTCCAAAATGCCCGTCCAAGATATGTTTAGTAGTGCTTTATCAGCTGATGACTGAGACAAAACTACATTTGTTACCAAATTGGGAGTAAGTCCAAATATCCCGCTGACTTCTGCCGGGTACTGACTCTCGTTTCCAGCCAATGTAACCGCTTTAATCAAAAATGAATGTTCCGTTTCAGTTGTTATCGTTGTTTCAAATGTTGTACCTGTTACTCGGCTGCCTAAAATAGTAGCAGTTTCCCATGCCGTTCCGAGTTTAATAATGTAGTATAATACGTCAAGTTCTGCTGGAGTATCCCATAACAGAATAATCTTCGTTCTGTCATTCGTCGATTGGCGAGCAGAAAATCCGGTAACGTCGCTTGCGGATATCGTCACACTAATGCTGCAGCTTGCGGCTTTAGAATAATACCCTGCTGTAGTCAGCGACTGTACTGAAAAAGTATATATCGTATTTTCACTCGCCTCATAACTATAAGCAAGCTCCTTAGTAACATACGATGTGTCACCTACCGTGACTTTATATCCAGCAATATCATCTCCGCTTACCGCATCCCACGTTAAAACGACGATACTTTTGTCTTTTTGGCTTTGGGTAGCTGAGAGATTGATAACGGCATCCGGCTTCAAAACTACTTGCAGTACATCTTCGGCCGCCGATGTGCTATAGTAGCCACCGGAATTTACTGCCTTGATAAAGAAATATGTGTAGCCTTCTGACATCAGTTGATAACTAAAACCATTGGCTTTTAGTTGGCTGGCAATAACGGTGGCTGAACTCCAGTCATCATTTGTTCCCATCCGAATTTCGTAGTGCGATAGACTGGTATCGGCAATTGCCGCCCAGGACATATCTACAAAACCTCGGTCGGACGCTCGCTGACTCACGACAAAATTCTGGACATTAGCCGGTTCCACTTTTACCTCAACGGTTACCGTAGCAGCCATAACTGACTCATTGCCCGAGTTATCGACGGCGGTAACCATGAAAGTATGCGCACGGCTTTCAGTTGCAGTATAGGTATAAGTCGTAATCTGAGCCAGGTTTTCGATAATCTTCGTACCTTCTCGAATTCGATAGCCAGCTAGATCAATATCATCTACCGCTGACCACGACAGGATGACTTTTGTCAAATCTGTAGCGTCAAGTGAGGCCGCTAAGCTGGCTACATCTGATGGGGGACGATCTTTCCCGGTAACATGTATCGAAGTTTGCATTCCATTCGATACATTGTTAAGAATATTGATGGTGCATACCTTTACCAAATAAGTGGTCACTGTTTTTACGCCGACGATCGAAGTACTTAGCGCTTTCAAACCGCTGCACCACTGCATCCAAGTCGTGCCATTATCACTGCTATACAGAACTTTATAGCCGCTGATCTCATTCGTGCGCGGGATGCTCCAAGAAACATTAAGATCAGAAACCATTGTGCCATCTTTTTGTCGGTAGGTTTCTTCGGCGACATTTAGACTGCTGACCTCGGGCATTGTATCCAGCTCGCTATAATTTATTTCTGGTATATCTGTGGCCTCCGTGTAGATTTCCTCGATATATTCAAGGCAGGTAATTTTGCGTCTTAGCTCCTGATCACGGCTGATGTTGAGTACTCTAAAAGGCTTGACAACTTTGTTCGTTTCACCAAAGCTATAGAGATCCCATTTTACTGGAACTATAGACAACGGATTGATAAGGGTAATTGTATCGGTGGTGGTTTCCTTGTTCACACCTCGCACGCCAACAGTTACAATATTTTGGACTTCCTGGTAAGTCGTTGCAGCTACATTGGTAATCTGAATCGCAACAGCATAGGATTTGCCCGGTTCGACCGTTACCTCGCGGTCAAGCTGCAGCGCCGTAGTCGTTGCAGCAAGCAGGCGTCCGGAAAAGCCCCACTGCGGCACGTCATGCGCCAAGAGAACCACATCGTTGATTTGGCAGGCGATTGCATCGATATCCGCGCTGTGTTCCACTGTCCGCACTAGGTATTGATTTAGCCTTAACCGATATTTTGCTTCCCGGTAAGCCTGTTCGACAGTGGTAGCGCCATCCAAGGTAATCTGGGTGATATTGGGTTCCGTTGCCTCTTCATAATCGTCAGCATAGACCGTGATAACTTCCTTTTCATAGGCTTTGTTTTTGTTAGGAAAGGAAACTTCTATCGCGTTTGCCCGATCCTTCAGGCTGATGAAGGTTTCCTTGAATTTATCGGTAAGGATGTTGCCGACGGTAAATAGCTGCACCGGATCACCGGGCGTATCGCAGACACAGCCAAACTTAGTGCCCCGCATGATTACCTTGCCCCGTCCGACACCTTCCGGTTTTTGCAGCAACGTCCAAAGATTGTCCGCCGTATCGAAGATATAATTGAAGGTCAAGCTTCGATCGTCGCAAAACGCCGCCCATCGGACGAAATCCTGATACACCGACCGCGACGCCAGAGCACCCTGGACAACAAACTCGTAGCTGCCGGTATAGATATTTTTAATCTGCCGGCAGCGATGAATCATATCATAGGCCGCCCAAGCCGGATTCGCAGCCGACTTTTGTTCATATTCGCTTTTATCCGCATTCCACACCCAAACCTTATCGCGGGTCTGCAGCCAAGTTATAATCGGCGCGCCTCCACTCAATTGGCTGGTTGCCAACGCCTTTATGCCGATAAGCACCTTGCCAGGGCGGGCAAAATCGTCATACATGATGCTCGATAGCTGCGTCCAATACACGTGGGTGGAATACCGGGTATTGGTACCGCTTTTAGAGGTACACTGGGCTCTTACTTCATATTGATTGGCGGTAAGATTATCTAGGCGATAGGTTCGGAAAAAGGCGGTGTTTTTCGCTGCCGTAATGGTAGCGATAGTAACATCATTCCAGCTTGTATCACCAACTTTGCGATACTGCATAGTTACAGTAACAGAAGCATTTCCTAGGCCGCTGTCATCCTTGACATAGTATAAACCGCCGGGAAACTGCAACGTGATTTCCAGTCCTTCTACCGCGTTCCCCTCAGTTTGCTGTGTAGCCCAAGTGCCGTCGGTATTGAGTTCGTAAGCTAAAGACTGATCATCATAGGTATCGTTAAAATTGGCAATCGCCATTTGATCATTGGCGCCTAGTCTGGTTTCAACAGTTACGCCTTTATAATAAGAAATGGGATTGTCATTAATCCGAATATCGCTAATACTGTCAATCGGTCCTTCGCCGCCGCACAGCAGGATATTCAGATACTGATCTTCGTCATTACTTGACACATGCTGTGCAAGTATCTGCCCCGCTGTCCGCATGGTACCATACGTAACAGCCAGAGCATTGCCCTGACCGGTCTGTGATTGCGCATTGCTCCAGTTATAGGATGATTTGGTTTCAACCTGATCTGCTTTGGGCGCAGGAAACCAGTGGTTCAGTAGTGTTCCGCCGACTAAGCCAACAGCTCCAGCCGCCATATTGGCCCAAAAACCAGCAGTTTTTCCAAATACACCTCCCCAATGTGCTGTCCATGTCCCCCCCAAGCTACTAACAGCATATCCTAACGCCAATGTTCCAATAGTTCTAAACCAGTCTCGGCCACTTTTGCCGACAACCGGACAGACGGCCAGCCAGTCATCACTATTTAGCAACTGTACATTCGCATCCTCCACAACGTCGCCGTTGATGCTGACAATGTAGTCTTCCATCCCCATAATGTAGGGCTGAACGTACTCAAATGCCGTTTTCCCGGGAATATATTCTAAGGTATAGACTTCTTTTTCACTATGATCAAACGGGTTTTTTATAAGCGTTATTGTAATCATGCCATCACCTCCGGTACATAGAATCCTTCAATACGTTTCGCCCAAGCGGGGTTGTCAATACGGTCGATGTTGACACCAACTCCTTTGCGGGTATGGATAAATCGGCCGTTACCGATGTACACCCCAGTATGGTCGCAGTACACGGTAAAGCGGATAACAACAAGCGCAGGGACGGGAATTTCTCCCTCACACCTGCGCCAGAATTGTTTTTGTTTATGCACTTCACTGTGAATCGAACTAGCCTCTTCACAAGATATTTTGTAGTCGGGCAGTTCCAGCCCGTAGCGTCGAAAGACTTCAGTAGACAATCCCCAGCAATCAAGACCAGTAGTTGGGTCTCGCCCGCCGTCAACAAATGGTAAGCCAATGATATCCGTAAATGTTCTCTTCATACTAGGCATACAAACCTCCTTCCGGGATGCTAGGTTCACCGCCGTAACGAGCCGCATTGCCGCGGTTGCGGCAGGATTGCAACGTGCCGTCACACTCTGCAAGCGAACCGTTGTACCCGCATTCGATTCCCTTATATTGATCGCGCCAGGCACAGAAATTCTTCAGTACCCGCCGAGCAGGAAATCTCCGCTGAATGGATATTTCACAACCAAGGTAAAATGTAATCCAACTGCTGTCACAGGTTGTAGACTGCACAGTAAAGATTTCTTCCAGCTCAGGTGAAACATTATCCAGATGCTGAGAATGAACCACTCTGAGTGTTACTGTCGTACCAGTCAGTCCGTCATTTTCCTCTACAAACGCCTGAACAGTTTGCGTGATGTTCGAAACCTGCAGTGGTATGGACTGCGGTCTACCTTTGTTATCCTCTGTAATGTCGCCGAGTTTAAAATTAAACGCGGTCCAGATATAGCCATTCCAACTGATGTCCTCGTTATTGCGCACAAGCCGCAAAGGCTCAGCAGAATCTGGAATGGCAACTTCCACTAACAAAAGCCATACACCGTCGCTGGAAAGCTGACTTTTTTCCAGCATACCGGCAACTGATAAATTTAACATATTACACCTCCTGAATTGTTATACTGCCGGAATAGTAGCCCGGCGCCGCTAAATCGAAACTGATGTCTTCGCTTTTGAATCGAACGGAAAACAGCTTGCCGGAATACGAGTCGTTAGCAACGGTTGGATAAGACCAGTCAAACGCCAAACTCCCGCCAAAAACCGTATTGCAGTAAAAATCACGCAAGCTCGCGTAATCAGCGGCAGGCAGAGCCGTCCATTTCAGAGTAAAGATCTTCGGTATCCGAGTAAACTTAGCCCGTGAAAGAACCATCCCGTTTTCCATTTCGGACTGCAGAGAAGGGTCTTTGATTTTGGTGGTAAATGGGTATACTGGCTGTTGGATATCTGGAAATTGTGCCATTGTTTTTTTCCTCCTTGTTTTTATAACTTTTAATTTCACATTTAGGGCTTGGTATGCGCTTGTCTACCAATGTATGAATCATCCGACGAAAGTCACATATTATTTTCTTTGGCAACTATCGTTTTACTGTCGTTTGTGCTTTCGGATTTACTTGTTCAGCTCAACAAAAATGACTAGCATCTCTGCTAGCCATTTTGCTCTTTAATTACATTTTAGTTGAGACAAAAGCACACGCGTCACCTTTTCTCAGTCATTATAGGTTATTATAATATTACTAATAGCACTCTTTGGATCATACAAAGAACTGACGCTACCCCAAACAAAATTTGCACTCTTATTAATATTGATAGTCTTCAATAACTCATCATGAATTATCTTCCTTTTAGGCTCATCCGACCACTCTTTGATACTATCATCTTCAACTAACAAATGAATTCGTGCTAATTTATTTTCTTTAAATAACAAGCTTACATAGAAAAACCGTTTATTAATCTCATGTACTCCGCCAAGAGAGAATAGCCTTAACGGATTTTGGCCCTTATAATACTTTCCCCTCGAAAAATCATTAAAATATAATCGCGAATGTAGTGTATAACCGCCATCTATAACAATACTACCATCTTTACGATTGATCATTTTTATCTCCTTATTTATAATTTATTAAATTTATTTTATCTACAGGCACTAAAACACCTTTTTCAATTAATTCATTTGCATCCTGAACAAATATTTGTGGCAGACCACCTTTACCATAATCTAGGTTTGCCTTTGTTATTGAAAAGGCAGCACTTGACTCATCCTTGACAAGATATCCCTGAACGCTACTGCGATACCCAAACATTTCGTGTTTTTCAACCTGAAGTCCTTCAAATAACTTTGTCGCATCACCACCAGAGCGTTCGACAGCACTCTTTGTCGTGAAATATTCAGTACCATTAGGCTCTCCTCTGTAAATAACAGTTCCTTCCTTAAGTTTAATATCACGATATCGATCTACGCCTGGATATTTTTCAGTACCTTGCCAGCTTCGAGCAATCTCTGATGGTTTAGCTTTATTTACCTCTTCTACTCCTTTGATAATCTTACTACCTTTTACTACTGCGGCAAAATAATCTCCTGCAAATGGTACTGCTGCAATTGCACTATTACCCGCTTCTTCATAATTACTCTCGAACAAATACAAAGCTGAGTTTCCTAAATCAGGAAATATGCCAGCAGCAGGAAGAAAACCTGCTACATCAAAAAATTTATGCACATTTTCTGAAGTGATCACGTTGCTATCAGATACTGTTAGTATAGACTGTTTATATTCTTGCTGTATCAGATAATTGTCCCAATCATCAGGATGCACTTGCCTAGAAGGTTTAATTCTCCATTTCACATGATTTTCATTATCCTCTAAATCATAACCATTCGCCCTATCTTGAAAACTTAATGTTGCATCAACAAACGCGGGATTATCCGGTGATAATCTGTATTGAGGTTCTACGCCTTGTACTTCTCTAAGATATTCTACATCATTATCAACATCAATTCCAGAAATATAATACTCTAGAAGCTGCGATTTATACTGTTCAATTTTTTCGTCTCGCTCTGCGGGTGTTTTACTGTGGCCAATATTCTCCATTAACGCATTATAATTATTGTTCCAAATTTCCTCCGACATTTTATTCGTTATCTGATCAGTAGTCCAATCGGGATGTTCATTTTGTATTTCTTGCGCCCTTCGATAGTACCATTCTTCTCCACTCGGAGCATGTTTCTCGTTTCCCGATTGCGCGGAGGCAGAACCGCCCTCTACTTTCTCGTTCCCCTGATCGTTTGCAGTGTCTCTACTCATTGCCTTTCTAGCTTCTTCACCAATGTTAATTCCACTAGCAGTAGTGACTTGCGACACTGTTTCTGTGGTTTCTGACGATTGCTGATTATCATCAGGGAGTACCTGTATCCCATTTTCATCTACAGTCATTCCATTAGGTAATGTATACTTCATTAACCCCAAAATCCTTTCTCAAAATAAATAAGAAGAGTGCCCATCACACTTTTTGTTTAGACGACAGCAAATAGCCTTGGAGCTCTTTTGAGCTTCCAAGGCTTAATTTGTTATTTTGTATCATGGAACTTTTTAAGTTTAATCTATTGTTAAATTTATTTCTGTTTATGACACTGCGTAGGAAGCATGATCATTGACCAGTGTCGCTACAAGGATGCTGCCGCCTGTGCCGTTATTGTAAAATGCCTTAAACGGAAGGTTAATTATGATGCCTTTTTCATTTTCTATACCAGGTGAAGTTTGCTGAAGCATTACTTCTTCCATGAAAAATCCTAAGCTGTGCGTGCCATTTGCAAACTTGAAATTCAGCGATGTTTTGGTGTTATTTATCGCCTTATTAAGCAGTACCGTATCTTCGAAAAATGCTTTAATGGTCCCGGACACTTGCACGTATCCTTCTGGGAGCTCGGTTCGACAGCCGCCTCCACCAATGGTGTAGGACTTGCCATCTAGGCCAAAATCGACATTTAGATTTGCTTCGGTCACAGTAGCCAGTTGTGAACCGCCTTCTTCGATCGTCCCTTGAAAATTGCTGTATCTTAATAGCGAGATATCGGTCAATTCCGAAGCAAAAGGCGTTGCCCCGATCGTTCTTTTTGCGCCCATTAGATCAATTTGGGCGGTCAACTCGGTATCACCACCATATGTAAAGGAAAACTTATTTGCTTTGCAACCGTTAAACATTTCATAGGTTGTAATATCCGGATATTGCTGCTCCAGCACTAAAGACGGCTGTCCATCTTTTACTTTGAAAACATGAGTATAAGTATCACCAGAGCCAGTAGTCGTTGGGCTGCCAAACATAGCCGCTAACCAAAAGCCAATGCCGACCTGATCGATTGGCACTACGATACTACCGGATACATCGATACTCCCCACCGCTGGTTGTTCTTTATCGCGGCGTCCACGAATAGTGCTCGATTCGATTAAATTTTGTTTAGTTCCGATTTTCGACTGATTAAACGGCATATTATACCCCTTAATTGATGTCGGCGTTTTGCCATAGGTAGTTTCATACCCCATGGCTAACTGAGAATTATATCCTTTTGCTCTTGACATGTTGTACCTCCTTAGTATTCAATGTTATAGCCATTGACAGGCGTTAATTTTATGGTAATATCCATACGTCCAGGAAAACGCGGATAATAGGCCACCGGCTCAATACTGTAATTCATTTCGCTGATTGGATTATCCGTACTCAGTCCCGCCAGTTCTTGATATATCAGTTGACCAAGCTCATCACACTCTGCAACGCCCGAATACTCTGTTATATTATTAGTCGTTGTCGTCGCGTTCTGAAGTATGATCCAACCCACCGTAAGTTTATAGGTGTATTCCTTTAGTTCGAGTCCTTCCGTTTTTGCGCCGGGATAAAGGATGATCAATGGACAGTCGGTATCCGCCGGCATTTTTTTGCCGTTAATGCCGACATAGATTTTTGGCGTCTGATTGTACTTGCTGGAACAGTAGTTTTGAATCGACGTACTTGCCTTTAAAGCGTCCCGCCATTTACTAGTAATGTCACTTAATTTCAATGTTGAAATCATGTCGCCATCTCCTTTCTACTATTATTTCTGTTTGGCAGCAGACTCTCCAAGCTGGCAGATTGCGCATTTACCTGTACTTGTACCTGTATTGCTATCGGTAATCCACCAGGCGCATGCCTCCTCCATACATTGACCAACTGAAACCATGGTATTTTCGGGTTTGATACAAAGTAGTGGACAAATCAT